CAAAGGGTCCAACATAAGTCCACACACTTGTCAACCCCGAAAATGCAAAAACTCGAAAAAACTTTAGTTGGTCTTATGGCATGGCCTAAGGTTAAAACCCCGTGAGCGGCTTCTCAGGACGTCTCAGGACCATGTGGATAAACCTGTGGATAACTCTGGTTGCACCTGTGGAAAACCTGTGGATAACTCAAGGGTTGTGGATAACCTGTGGATAACTTATGCACAACTTATGCACAACTTATGCACAACCTGTGGAAAACCTGTGGATAACTTGACCGGGGGAGGGCTTATGTTGGCAATTATTTTTACTGTTGCCACTCAGGCACAAAATAGGTAAAAATTAGGAAAATTAAGTAAAAAATAACAGCATGTAACCTGTTGATTTTACTCAAGTTTCTAATGTCCCAGGAATTAAGCATAAAATAGCTTGACTTTCATGTAAACTTGTGTTATACTATTGTCATATTGAGGGATAATTTTAGTTATGACCGACGTTGTTAAAAAAAGAGGTCGTGGCAGACCCCGGAAGTCCGAAGTAGCCGCTGTAAAACCCGGAAACAAGGGTCAAGTTGGCCGACCAAAGGGTGACGCAGCGATTATTAATGAGTACAAGGCTAGGATGTTGGCTAGTCCTAAGTCTCGTAAGGTCCTAGAAACAATTTTTGATGCTGCTTTGGACCATGACCATAAGAATCAAGCCGCTGCTTGGAAACTTGTGATGGACCGTATACTACCAGTGGGTGCTTTTGAAAAAGAAGTAGTTAAAGACGGTGGTAGAAACGCTATTCAAATCAACATTAGTGGCGTTGGTGCAGCTGAAGTTACAACCCCTCAAATAATTGAAGGAGAAGTAGTAGATGAGTCTTAAGCACTTCACACGAGAAGAGTTTGACTGTCAAGTCTCCGGAACAAACAACATGGAACAAGAGTTCCTAGAAAAGCTAGACCACTTACGGGCGTACTGCGGATTTCCTTTCGTTATTACTAGTGGATATAGACACCCGACACTACATCCAATAGAAAAAAAGAAAGACGTTCCCGGTACTCATGCCCAAGGCATAGCGGCAGACATAAAAATAACAAATGCCGCTAATCGCCTTAAGGTTGTACATGCTGCTCTAGAGCTTGGTTTTACAGGCATAGGTGTTGCTTCTGACTTTGTCCACGTTGACACCCGTGGCACAACACCAGTTATGTGGACATACTAATGTTATATACCAAGAACAAAAATCTAACGGACACGTCTACGCAAACAATCGTAGAAATACCCGCCGGATATGTGGCTCATTGGAACATGGCGTTTATTTCCAACCTGCATAATGCAACAAATAGCATTACATTGTTTGTAGACAAGCCTAGCCCAACGCCCGACGTATATATTTACAACGGAACTAACGTATCCTCAAAAGAAAACTTGTTAATTGATGGTAGTGCAGTGTTTGTTTTGCAGCCGGGAGACATTATTAAGGCGTCTTCTAGCAGTGCTGGCAATATGGAAGTAGTAGTAACGTTTGACTTATTAGAAGCTCCGACAGTATTCAATAACTTCAATGGATCTTAACACTTAATTATGTTTGTAATAATTGGTGCTGACTGGTGTATGGGTTGTCGAGCACTTAGAAGAAAAATGATGGAAAAAGACATTGACCATCGTTTTATTCAAATGCCTCCGGGACCTGCAGGTTGGGACATGGTTGAGTCCTTAACAGGAAAAAGAGCAGTGCCTGCTGTATTTCATAAGTTTGACACTCTTACTAAAGTAAATGAGTTGTTAAACAATCTTGAAATGCCTATACGTGAGTTGACAGAAGACGAGTTAGACGAACTTGACTGATCTTAATATAGAACTCCTGCCTTGGCAACAAGATGTCTGGGCAGACGACACAAGATTTAAAATAGTAGCTGCTGGACGACGTACTGGTAAGTCTAGGTTAGCAGCGTGGATGTTAATAGTAAACGCACTACAGGCGGACAGAGGGCATGTATTTTACGTCGCACCTACTCAGGGACAAGCCAGAGACATCATGTGGTCCACCCTCTTGGAACTGGGGCATCCTGTTATCAGCGGTAGTCACATTAATAATTTGCAAATTAAGCTTGTCAACGGTGCTACTATTAGCTTAAAAGGTGCTGATAGACCCGAAACCATGCGAGGAGTCAGCCTCAAGTTCCTAGTAATGGACGAGTACGCTGACATGAAGCCAGAGGTATTTGAGCAAATTTTGAGACCTGCCTTGGCGGATCAAAAGGGCTGTGCGATGTTCATAGGGACACCTATGGGTCGCAATCACTTTTACGAGTTGTACAAATATGCGGAGTTAGATAATGATCCGACGTACAAAGCTTGGCACTTTACTTCTTATGACAATCCACTATTGGACCCGGACGAAATTGATATTGCTAAACGCAGTATGTCGAGTTATGCGTTTCGTCAAGAATTTATGGCTTCGTTTGAAGCCCGTGGTTCAGAGATGTTTAAGGAAGACTGGGTACGCTTTAGTGAGGATGAGCCGGAAATAGGAGATTACTACATTGCAGTTGACTTGGCAGGATTTGAAGAAGTCAACAAGAAAAAGACTAAGAATTCCAAACTTGACGACACAGCGATCGCCGTGGTTAAGGTCAATGAGCATGGTTGGTATGTTGACAATATCATATACGGTAGATGGTCACTTGACGAAACAGCAGCTAAGATATTTCAGGCCGTTAGAGATTACCGTCCCGTATCGGTTGGAATCGAAAGAGGTATTGCTAAACAAGCCGTCATGTCCCCTTTAACTGATTTACAAAAAAGATACGGTAATTTTTTTAGGGTTGAAGAACTAACTCACGGTAATAAAAAGAAAACAGACAGGGTAATGTGGGCTTTACAAGGCCGTTTTGAAAACGGGTACATTACTTTAAACAGGGGAGAGTGGAACAGTAGATTTTTGGACCAACTTTTTCAATTCCCTGATCCTTTAACACATGACGATTTAGTGGACGCTTTGGCGTACATTGACCAACTGGCTAACGTGGCGTACGACTACGACTACGAAATAGAAGACCATGAAATTTTAGACGTGGTAGCAGGATACTAATATGAGTGAACTATACGAACAAGACCCGTTACTCGTTGAACAAACAATCGAAGAGTGGGTAATTACTAAATGTGAAGACTGGAGGGACTACTACGAGTCAAATTATGAAGCGAGATTTGAAGAATATTATAGACTGTGGCGTGGTATTTGGGACCCTGCTGACTCTGAGCGTAGGTCTGAGCGTTCCCGTATTATTTCTCCTGCACTTCAGCAAGCAGTTGAGTCTAATGTAGCTGAATTAGAAGAAGCTACGTTTGGACGTGGCAAGTGGTTTGATGTTTCTGACAACATGGGAGACACGCAACGTCAAGACGTGCAGTTTCTTCGTAATAAATTAACTGAAGACTTTGAAGACTGCATGGTGCGTAAAGCAGTAGCAGAGTGTTTAATCAACGCTGCAGTTTTTGGTACAGGCATTGGTGAAATCATTGTTGAAGAAATGAAAGAGATGGCTCCTGCTACTCAACCCATTATGGACGGAGATTTACAAGCAGTAGGAGTAAGCATTACTGATAGAGTAAAAGTAAAGCTTAAACCTGTACTCCCTCAGAACTTCCTGATTGACCCTGTGGCTACGTCTGTAGAGGACGCTATGGGCGTTGCAGTTGATGAGTTTGTTAGTATACACCAAGTAGAACTTTTGCAGGAACAAGGTGTTTATCGTGACACGTATGTCGGTCCTGCCGCTCCTGACACTGATCTTGAGCCAGACCAAGACATTACAATTTACAATGATGATAAAGTTCGTCTTACTAAGTACTACGGTTTAGTTCCACGAGAGCTTCTAGATGCCGCTATACAAGACGAAGACGTAGAAGAAGTACTGGAAGAAGAGTCTGGTTCACGTTACGTAGAAGCCGTTATAGTGATTGCCAATGGCGGTATTCTTTTAAAAGCCGAAGCTAACCCCTACATGATGCAGGATCGTCCTGTTGTGGCATTTCCTTGGGACGTAGTACCCGGTCGTTTTTGGGGTCGTGGTGTTTGTGAAAAAGGCTACAACAGTCAAAAGGCTCTAGACACAGAACTACGAGCTAGAATTGATGCACTAAGCCTTACTATTCACCCAATGATGGCTATTGACGCTACTCGTTTACCACGAGGTGCAAAACCAGAAGTACGCCCCGGTAAAATGATTTTAACTAGTGGGGACCCTCGTGAAGTACTTCAGCCTTTCAACTTTGGTCAAGTTAGTCAAATTACGTTTGCTCAGGCAGGAGCCTTGCAGCAGATGGTACAGCAAGCAACAGGAGCCGTTGACTCAGCAGGAATTGCAGGTCAAGTTAATGGCGAAAGTACTGCCGCTGGTATTAGTATGTCTCTTGGCGCTATTATTAAACGTCATAAGCGCACATTAATCAACTTCCAACAATCTTTCTTAATTCCGTTTGTCAAAAAAGCAGCTTACCGATACATGCAGTTTGATCCCGAAGCTTATCCAGTTTCTGATTATAAGTTTAACGCCAGCAGTACTCTAGGCATTATTGCTCGTGAGTACGAAGTGACACAGCTTGTGCAGCTACTACAAACAATGGGCAAAGACTCACCACTGTACAATACACTGATTCAGTCAGTAATTGACAACATGAACTTATCTAACCGTGAAGAACTCCTTGCAGCCTTAGCCCAAGCTTCACAACCTAATCCACAAGCACAACAAATGGCTCAACAGGCACAACAAGCACAAGTGCAGTTCCAGCAGTCTCAGTCGGCACTTTTATCCTCTCAAGCTCAAGAGTCGCAAGCTAGGGCAGCTAAACTTGCAGCAGAAGCTCAAGCAGTTCCTCAAGAGTTGGAGATTGATCGAATTAACGCCATTACCAGAAACTTACGTGAAGGTGATGAAGAAGACAAAGAGTTTGAGCGTCGTATGAAGATTGCTGACACTCTCCTTAAAAACAAACAAATAGAAGGTAAAAATAATGTTAACCAACCACGAACTGAAAGCCCTTCTCCAACAAGTCAACCAAGAGTTCCAACACCAATGGAACCGAATAGCGGAGCTGGAAACCAAGGTGGAGAGTTTATCTAATGCCCAAGCCAAAGGACCCAAAACTAGCACGAGCGGGCGTAAGCGGGTACAACAAGCCAAAGCGGACGCCTAATCACCCAACTAAAAAGTTTGTAGTAGTTGCCAAGGAAGGCGACAAAACCAAGACTATACGTTTTGGTGATGCTAAGATGACTATTAAGAAAGACCAACCTAAACGACGTAAATCGTTCAGAGCACGTCACAAGTGTGACACAAATCCACCCAGTAAGCTAACAGCTAGATACTGGTCATGTAAAAAATGGTAAGGAGATAACAATGGCAGGAGCAGTAGTTAGAGGCGCAGGTCAGATTGCTAAAATAGCTGAAAAAGTAGCTAAAGAATCTAAAAAACACGCTAAAGACCTTAAAACAAAAAAGAAACCTAATCAGAAAAAATCTGAAAAAGCTACTAAAGGTCAACGCACTTATCGTGAAGGACAACGCAAAGCAGGTGCTGGAGGTGCTGTTGGAGGTTCTGGTGTTACTGCAGCTACTATGTCTTCTTCAGGCGAAACAGATTACACCGTAGCTAATGTAGATTTAAAGTCCGGTAAAGGTTTGCCTGTAGCTGACATGAGTCGAAGCATTGAAGTGCGTGGCGACGGCGACGGAATGCGTTATTTCCAAGACGGTAAAGAAGTAAGGTTACCAAAGAAATGAAAGTCCCAGCACCCAAAGGCTACCATTGGATGAAAAGCGGTAAAAGTTACAAGCTAATGAAGGACCCTGCGGACGGTTATAAACCACATAAAGGTGCTTCTAAGTCTGCAAACTTTGAAGTTCAAAAAGTTCACAAAAAGTAAGGAGGCTATCATGCCACATTGTACAGGTAAGCGTAAGAAGAAAAAAGGTAAGAGTAAGCCAAAGGGGTACTAAACATGCCACGTAAAACTCGAACGGGTGGTGCAAAGAGTCCTAAGAAAAAGTCAGGGCCTACACCTAAAAACAAGGCGTTGTACGCCAGAGTCAAAGCAGAAGCTAAACGTAAGTTTGACGTATGGCCCAGTGCATACGGGTCTGCGTGGTTGACTCGTGAATACAAAAAACGTGGTGGCACGTATGCCTAGAAAACGTCAGACAGGAGGAGCTAGTCGTCCTAAAAAAGGTCTAACCAAGTGGTTTGCTGAAGAATGGGTTGACGTTAAGACGGGTAAACCTTGTGGGCGTAAGTCCGCAAAGAAAAGTAAACGCCCTTACCCCTCTTGTCGTCCTAAGGCTGTTGCAGCTAAGATGACCAAAGCTGAAAAAACTTCTTCTGCTCGTCGAAAGACAGGCCCCAAAGCAATTAAACACGCAGTTACAGCTTCAGGTAAACGCAGAAAGTCAACAAGAAAAGCTTGACAACTGCATAAAAGTATGCTATAATAAAACTATAGTTAACAACATTAGAGGAAACTATGGACACTGAGCTTGAAACCTACTTCGACAACTACTTCGAACTCTTCAATCACGAAGGTTTCAAACAACTCTTACAAGAGATTTCCACAAACGCAGCACAGTTAGCAGATGTACAGACTGTAAAAGACGTAGAAGATCTTTTCTTTCGTAAAGGTCAAGTAGCTGCTTTTGCAACAGTAATTAATCTACAGGCCACTATTGAAACTGCTAGAGAACAAGCAGAAGCTGAAGAAGAAGATCCTGTAAATGTTTAAAATTTATGACTTCCGTTGTACTAACGGACATGTCTTTGAAGAAATGGTAGAGAGCGGTACTACAACCAGTAGGTGCGGTTGTGGTGCTAACGCTACTAAAATGGTATCTGCCCCGTCTTTTCACCTTGATGGCTCTACTGGGGATTTCCCCGGTCAGCACATGAAATGGGTACGAGAACACGAAAAAGCAGGTAGAAAGAAGTCTCCACAATGATTATAATCACGGAGTTTAATTATGTCAAGAGCAACAATGCTTGATCCACAACCTGAAGAGGAAAATGTGGACACCATTGAAAACGAAGCAGAAGAGATTCAACAACCCGAAGAAGAAGTTGAGCAACCTCAAGTAAAAGAACCTATAGTCCCAGAGAAGTATCAAAATAAATCTCTAGAAGAAGTTGTACAAATGCACCAAGAAGCTGAAAAGCTTTTAGGTCGTCAGTCTTCTGAAGTAGGTGAGCTTCGTAAAGTTGTCGACGACTATATTTCTAGTCAAACACAACAATCAGCACCTCAACAGCAACACGTTGAGCCTGAAGACGATATAGACTATTTTACAGATCCTCAAAGCGCAGTTAATCGTGCTATTGAAAACCACCCTAGTGTTAAAGAAGCAAGGCAGTACAGCGACGAATATCGAAAACAATCTTCGCTATCTGTTTTAAACAACAAACATCCAGACATGCGGCAAATTCTTGATGACCCAAAGTTTGCTGATTGGATTAAAGCTTCTAAAATTAGGACTCAACTGTTTGTACAAGCTGACCAACAGTACGATGCTGACGCTGCTGACGAACTTTTCTCACTTTGGAAAGAACGGAAGACAGTAACCCAGCAAACGGCTAATGTTGAAAAACAAGCACGTAAGCAACAACTAAAGGCAGCTAATACAGGCAATGCACGAGGTAGTGCTGAAGGGTCACGTAAAAAAGTATATCGTAGGGCCGACTTAATTAAACTAATGAAAACAGACCCTGAGCGATACCAAGCTTTATCAGAAGATATATTAGCAGCGTATGCGGAGGGTCGAGTCAAATAATCTATTAGGAGATTGACATGGCTACTGCAACTTATCCGGGCGCAGCCGGTAATACTGCGAAGACTGAAGCGGCAACGTTTATTCCAGAAATTTGGAGTGACGAGATCATTGCTGCTTATCAGAAAAACCTTAAGATGGCTCCTCTTGTCAAGCGTATTGCTATGAATGGCAAGAAAGGTGACAAGCTTCACGTACCTAAGCCAACACGAGGATCTGCAAATGCTAAGTCTGCTGACACTGCAGTTACTATCATTGCAAACACTGAGAGCGAACTGACTGTTGACATCGACCGTCACTTCGAGTACTCACGTCTTATCGAAGACATCGTTGAAGTACAGGCGCTTTCTAGCCTCCGTCAGTTCTACACTGAAGACGCTGGTTACGCTCTTGCTGTTCAGATCGACAACGATCTACACGCAGCAGGTACTGGTTTTGGTGACGGCGGCTCTGTTGTATTTAGCCCAGCTGCTACTGACTATCAGCACACTGGTTGTTTCTTTAACGACGGCGGTACTACTACTCAGTACACTGACGACACTATGGTAGCGGCTGACGTATTTACTGATGCGTTCTTCCGTGACATGATCCAGAAGCTTGACGACAACAACGTACCTATGGACGGACGTTCGCTTGTTATTCCTCCTTCTGTTCGTAACACCATCATGGGTATCGACCGATACGTGTCTTCTGACTTCGTAACGGGCCAAGCTGTAAACTCTGGCTTGATTGGTAACCTCTACGGTGTAGACGTTTACGTTTCAGCTAACTGCCGCACTATCGAAGCAGCTGCAGACAACACTGCATCTTCTGTTGATACTCGTGCTGCACTTTTGTTCCACTCTGATGCTGTTGTTATGGCAGAACAGCAAGCTGTACGTTCACAAACCCAGTACAAGCAGGAATACCTCTCGACTCTGTACACGGCTGACTGCCTGTACGGTGTTCAGGTATACCGACCTGAAGCTGGTTTCGTTCTCGCAATCGCAGAGTAACGACTATAGGGGGTCAGCAATGACCCCTTTTCCTTTTCTTTTGTAGGAGTCGTCAATGGCTTTATTTCGTGGCACAGGTGGTTCTGGTGATGCTAGTACAGACACGTATGCGTCTGAGGTAGCACTAGAGGCACGGACTGCTTCTACAAAAGCAAATGAAGCTGCTGCTTCGGCTACGTCTGCAGCTACTGCTCAGGCTGCTGCTGAGGTTGCGCAAGCTGCAGCAGAGACTGCACAAACTAACGCAGAGACTGCAGAAACAAATGCAGAAACTGCAGAGACTAATGCAGAGACTGCAGAAAACGCAGCTGTATCGGCTAAGACATCTGCAGAAACTGCAAAGACTGCTTCAGAAACTGCACAGTCAGCAGCAGAAGTAGCTAAGACAGCCGCAGAAACTGCAGAAACAAACGCTGAGACTGCAGAGACAAACGCTTCTGCTTCCGCAACAACCGCAACGACTAAAGCCACAGAAGCAGCCACATCAGCGACCAATGCAGCAACCTCAGCTACAACAGCCACCACTAAGGCATCAGAAGCAGCGACCAGCGCTACTGCAGCTCAAACTGCTCAGACTGCAGCAGAAGCAGCGCAGACAGCGGCAGAGGCGGCTCAAGAAGCAATTGATGGTCTTTACCTTGGCACTTCTGCTACCAACCCTACTGTTGACCTTAACGGCAATGCTGTAACGGTAGGTGACTGGTACTTCAACACTAGCGACAACACTACTCGAATCTACGATGGTTCCACGTGGAACAGTATTAACCCGGATCTTGTTGGTGACTCTACGCCACAGCTAGGCGGCAACCTTGACCTAAACAGTAATGACATTACAGGTACAGGTAACGTTAACATCACAGGCAATGTGGTGCTTAGC